AGTAGCAAGATATGGACGTACACGCACGGTGACGGTAATTTGTTCTTGCGCTTTAAGCATTGGGGTGCTAACAATGACACCAGTGAGAGCAATTATAGTCAAGTAATGGTAGATAATGCTTGGATAGGTGGAAATGGCGTTTTGCGAAGGGATGTGTACAGAAGGCTTGATGATTTTTCACTCCGCGAAGAAAACTCTACAACCGATGCGGTGAACATTGTAACTCCTATATTCACTACGGGGGGGACACGTAGTTTTCCCATTTCTAAGGCAACAACTGCTAAGGCAGGTGTGATGACTGCTGCTCAGGTGACTGCGCTGAATAAGGCGAGTGAAGACATCAAAGCGCTTAAAGAGCGTATAGTAGCACTTGAGAAAAAGGTGGCAGCTTTAGAAGCAAAATAATGAGAAAGAGAGAGGGAAGGTATGATTAAGACGGTATCGACGAGTGAGGCGAACCCCGTGTTGACTGCGAGTGGAGCGGTAATAGGCGGAACATTCTACACAGAGTTACTGCAAGTCTTATTTGATTTAAGATGGGCGGTGTTGTTTATTATCGTGATGGTCTTTACTGACTTTTGGAGCGGTCTTACAGCAAGCGTTAAGGTACGCAAGGAAGATTTTCGTTTGTCGCGAGCTTTGAGGCGAACGATTTGCAAGTTCCTTGAATACGTAAACTTTATCATATTTGGACTACTCCTCGCCAAGGCTACGTTAGAGCCATTCGGAATAGGTTCTGATACTACTGGAGGAGCAATCGGTGCAGCTGCTGCATTACTGATAGAGTTTGACAGCATCTATGGGCATGTGTGCGACATTCATGGCATAAAGAAGCGTTTGTCGGTGAAACGGCTTTTTGTGGCTTACTTGAAACGAAAGAACGCGGATGTTGGGGAGGCTGTGGAAGAAGTGATGAAGGAGAAGGAAGGCGATGAGAGAAAGGCTTAAATGAAAAAACAGCCACACGGCAAACTCGTGTAGCTGTTAGGTGTTCTAATAAATCTTTATTCGGAAATGGCTAAAAGTTTGCAGCCCTTTCAGAGTTGAGCACAAAGGTAACAAAAAAAGTTTCAAAAAAGGAAAGAGTCTAATAAGAAAAATTTAAAAGATTATGGCAACTTTATATCCTAAGAAAGTGAAGTATATTATTGTGCATTGCTCGGCTACGGCTGAGGGAAAGGATTTTTGCGCAAAGGACATAGACCGTTGGCATCGTGCTAAAGGTTGGGACGGTATAGGGTATCATTATGTGGTGAAACTTGATGGCACCGTGGAGAAAGGACGCGATGAAACTAAGGTGGGCGCTCACTGCGCTGGCGTGAATGGCATTAGCCTTGGTGTGTGCTATATTGGTGGACTCGCTGCGGACGGACGCACGCCTAAGGACACACGAACCGTGGCACAGAAGGCTGCGCTGGTGGCACTTGTGAAACGGTTGAAGAAGAAGTACCCGAGAGCTCGGGTGGTGGGACACCATTACTTTAATAAGGGGAAGGCTTGCCCTTGCTTTGAGGCGGAGAAGGAGTTTTAATAGATGGGCTAGATGGCTAGATGGGCTAGATGGCTAGATGGGCTAGATGGCTAGATGAGCTAGATGGGCTAGATAGACTAGATGGACTAGATGAGCTAGATAGACTAGATGGCTAGATAGAAGATTGATGGTATGCGTAATTTGATTTTTTTGTGGGCTTTGGTGCTGGTGTGCTCTTGTGCTACTCGGGTGGAGTATGTGCCTGTGGTTCGGGTGCAGAAAGATACGCTGAAGGTGGCGGTGGCTCGTATAGACAGTGTGGTGAAGCATGATAGCGTGTTTGTGGTGCATGAGAAGCGGGGCGACTCGGTTTTTGTGACACAAACCAAGGTGGTGACAAACGACCGCTTGCGTGTGCGCCATGACACGGTGTATAAGGTGAAAGTAGACACGCTGCGCTTGCCCGAAACTGTTAACACACGATGCAGACATCCTACCACCACACGAAAGGATTATTTGAACACGGTGCGTAAATGGTGCTTATGGATAGGTGCTTTGGCAATGGTGGTGTGGTTTGTTTGTAGATTTGGTAGGCTTAAAAAATAAAAAGGACTATGGCTGCGGTAATACAAAAATGGCGCGATGGGATGTTTCCGAGTGAACTCAACGTGATAGAGTTGGAGGGATGCGGTAAACAAGTAAAGGTGTTGCTAAAACTCGGAGACAAGAAAGTGTTTGAAGCTACACTCACTACGTTAAAAGGCAAGGTGAGAATGGAAAACCTGATGCCTTTGCTTCGCGACCAAACCACCGACCCAATAGACGGCGTGCAACCACAATATCTCAGCTTAAATGTAGACGGCAACAGCACAGATTTGGCAAGTTGCTTGCTTATTCCGTGTCGTGTGCGTGTGGCAGATGTTACAGCTATGCAGGTGGTGAATAATGCGTTTTTGACGTTTGCTGGGCGCGAACCCAAACTTATACCCCAACAAGCGAAAGAAATGCTTTATTGGTATAAGTTCGATGAGGTTTTGAGCAATGTGAAGGCTACAGCCAATGCCTGTTGGTGGAACGCTGAGACACAGCAAGTAGAGAACACCGAACAAAGACTTGAGGTAGCCGAGAATGCTGAAGGCTGTTTGTTCTATTTAGACGCTTCGCCCAAAATGCTCACTGCGCCCCGTGGCGATCACGCTGCGTGGGCCTTGGTGAGCTATGAGGTGAAGGTGGGTGCTCGCACCATGCGCTACAGGCTGATGCCACAAGGCATGAACTTGGCACCTGTGACGGGTATTCGCTATCGTAATGCACTCGGGGTAGATGATACGTTCTACTTCTTTGGTGCGGTGACAGAGAAACTTAAACCTACGTATAGCGCTGCGCAAATAGGAGGCGTTACTCGTAACTATCGCATAGAGGCACAAACGGAGTGGGAGGCCCAAACAGGACCTATGACGCGTGGCATGGAGAGACTGCTGCGCGATGTGGCAGTGGCACGTAGGGCTTGGCTGTTGGCTGATGGCGAGGAAATTACGCTGACGGGGTGTGACATAAAGCAGAGTAATGAATGGGGCATAGCTCCTACAGCTGCTGTGAGTTGGCGCGAAGCAGGCGAGGGACAACGCTTGATGGCTCCGACGGGTGTGCGGACATTTGACGGGAGCTTTAGCGAGGCTTTCTTGTAAGAGGACTAGACGGGCTAGAGGGGCTAGATTGACTAGAGGGGCTAGATTGACTAGACGGGCTAGAGAGACTAGAAGGGCTGGCGCGATGAAATAAAAAAGTATAAAGAAAAAATGACAACTTCGGAGATTTTTGACATACCGCAGACACCGTTTCAGGCGGTGATGCAAGAGGTGGCGGACACAACCTCGGTTTTTGACTCGCCTGGTGGACGTTTGCATGTGCGACCTGTGCCTGGGTTTGAGCATGAGATGTATGTGCCTTATGGCGATGACAACCAACTGCCCTATGAACTGATTGCGTTGGTGGGGGGAGACGAGGTGACGGCACAGAATAAACTTTTTAATGTGCTGACTTGCTATGGGGCAGGACTGCGCATGGTGGATGCTGCATCGGGCGAGGTGACGCAAAATGCAGACGTAAAAAGTTGGATGCGCCGTCAGTTTATGCCCAGATATATGCTTGACCAAATGACGGACATGAAATATTTTTACTACTCGGTGTGTGTGATCATCTTGAATCGTGAGGGTACACGCATTAACCGTTTGGTGCATAAGGAGGCTTGCTACTGCCGACTGGAGCAAGCGGATAAGCGTGGACGCATTGGGCATGTGTATTATGCGAATTGGCAGGACTACCAAGAAACGCTGTCGGGTGTGGAAAGGATTGAGTTGTTGGATCCTGACGACCCTTATGGGGATTTGTGCCAACGTATGGGGATTGACCCTGACACGCGACGACCTAATGGGCGACCAAAACAGCGGTGCAGAAAGTTTGCGATGTTGATGCGTTTCCCGACGGCTGGGTGCCAATATTATCCCGTTCCTTACTGGAGTGCGGTGTTGCGAGGTGGATCGTATGACGAGAAGCGTTTGATTTCGACTGGTAAGCGTGCAAAGCTTAGGAACACGACGAGTGTGAAGTATCAGGTGGAAATTGAACGATCGTATTGGCAACGTATTTGCACTGAGGAGAACATTACGGACCCTGTGGAGATGCAGGAACGTGTGAAGCGCGAGAAGGAGAACATTAAGAACTTTGTGTGTGGTGTGGAGAACTCGGGCAAGGCTTGGATTAGTGGCTACTATGTGAACCCTGATGGGCACGAGGTGCGCGATATTCGCGTGACGAACATTGAGGGTCAGAAGGAAGGTGGCGACTGGAACGAGGATGTGCAGGCTGCTGCGAACACGATTTGCTATGCTGACAATGTGCACCCTAACCTTGTGGGTGCTGTGCCTGGTAAGACGCAGACGAACAACTCGGGCTCGGATAAGCGAGAGCTGTTCACGATGAAGCAGGCTTTGGAGATTGCTTTTCATGATATGCTGCTTGTGCCCTTGCATGTGGTGTGCTGGTTTAATGGGTGGAAGGATGTGGAGCCACAGATACCGATGATTCAGCTGACTACGCTGGATAAGCATAAGGATGCGGAGGTGGTGAAATAGATGGACTAGAGGAGATAGACGGGCTAGAGGGACTAGAGGGACTAGACGGGGCTAGATGGACTAGACGGGACTAGAGGGGCTGGCGCGATGAATAGAGAGGGGTAGATGAGACTAAATTAAGAAAAGAGTTATGGTTGAAATAGATAAAAATACTTTTGAGCGGGTGGTGCCTGCTTTTAAAACGCCTACTGGTGAGGTGTTTAAGAAGGTGGAGCGGTTTGTGAAGGAGGCTGCTGCTGAATGGGACTCGGTGATGGTGGAGGAAGCTAAACTCTCGGCTGTTATTGAGGAGAAACTGAAGGTGGCAATTTGCTCGAGAGCTGCTTATAATGCTATGCCTCACTTGGACTTGGTGCTTACGCCTACGGGCTTTGGCATTGTGAGTAACCAAAACACGGCTCCTGCATCGAAAGAACGTGTGGGGGCATTGCGTGAACAGTTGCGCATGGATGCCAGCAGGATGGAAGATGACGTGATGGAGTATTTGGCCTGGCAGAACCTGATGGTGGATAGACAAATGCGGGTGAGAAACTTGCTTTGGACTGCCAGACTGATGGACCGCTATGGCATTAGACCGAATGACAATGTGCTTGAGCGATTGTTTCAGCGCAACGTGTTGTGGCAAGCTCCTTACTTTTATGGCTATGGTGCGAGAACTAGGGACTCGCGCAGGGTGTATGAGGAGGAGAAGCAGGAGCTTATGACGGCTATGCATGATGCGAACGCAAGGCTTGTGGACGTGATTTCGCCTGAACTGAATGAAGCTTTGATAGCCTTTCAGTATGGTGGGGTTAAGCCTGATGACGCGGTATTATACGCTATGTTGCTTGAAAATGCGCGTTATTTGCTTGCAGCTTATGTGATGCAGCAACCGACGGCTCACTTTGAGCGACAGCTGCTCGATATGCTAATGAAGCATGCTGCGGAGATTCCTGAATTTTACAATAGTAGGACTTATGAGGCCTACAAGGTGAAGGCTTATGAAAACGGGAAAGATGATACGTGCTACTTCTTCTGCTAAAAATGGCGAGGTGGTGGTGGAACTGCCCAAAGGGTGGAAGCAACTGACAGACGGACAACGACGCTATGTGTGTGACTTGCTGAGTGCTGAAGCTTGGACGATGGACGAGGTGAAGGCGCTGCTGATTGTGAGACTTGGTGGCGCAAGGCTTAGGCAATGGCGCGGTGCAGATGGGCAAAAGGAATTGGCTATGCAGATAGCTGATGGTATGGCTTTGCTTGACTGGATGGATGCTCCACCTGAGGAACCTTCGTTGCTTGGCGAGATTGATGGTCACAAGGCAAAGGATGCTATGCTTTATGGTGTGGCGTTTAGGGACTATTTGGCAATAGAAAATTATTATCAAGGCTACTTGATGAGTAATGATGATGCTGCGCTCGATGCGATGGGCAGTGTGATGTATGGCGGATTGCGCAAGGTATTTACACGTGGCGAACGCTATATGCTGTTGCTATGGATGGTTGGGCTTAAAGGGGCGTATGCTCGGATGTTTCCACACCTTTTTAGCCAAACGGCAGAAGAGGGTGGGGAGGCTCCCGATCCGCGTGAGGTGATGTGTGCTGAGATTCGTGCGTTGACTGGTGGCGACGTAACTAAGACTAAGGCGGTGCTTGATGCTGACACGATTGATGCGCTAACAGAGCTTGACGCTAAGGCACGGGAGAGCGAGGAACTGAACGAAAAACTTAAAAACTAAGGTGACGATGGACGAACGCGAAGATAAACAGCCTTTTGACTTTGTGAGTTACATGGGGCACATTGTAGACGAGAACCGATTGGCACAAAAGGAGGGCTTTGTGGCTACTACTTGCTCGGGGATTGATCACCTGGAGGGTATGTTGGAGATGTACCAGACGGGGGCGAACTTTGTGTGTACGAGTGATGTGTGCCAAGAGAGTTTGTTCACTGCGAGCGGTGGATGGTTTAAGCGCAGGGTGTTCACGGTTTTTGTGTTGGCAAGGTATGCGTATGGCGATGGTGCGGACTATGCTGCGAAGATGGGGCTTTGCCGTGAGTTGTTCAGGCAGATGTGTGCGAGGTTTATTCGTGACAGTGAGGAATTGCAGACGCGGTTGCTTTACTTGAACACGGGAGACATTCGGAGTAATGAGTTGGGCGGTATGTTTTTGAATGGTTGCACGGGGCTTTATTTTATGCTGTCGATGGATGAGCCTACGGACTTGGTTTATAATGCGGAGGAATGGTTATGAAGATGCGTAAGATTTATTTGAAGGATGCGTTGCGACTGCTTGAGGATAAGGAGGCGCATGACTTGAAGGTGTGGAAGTTGAGCACGGGGGATATTTTGAGCTATAAGGGGGCAGTGTGCGTGGGTGGCTGGAACCGCGGTGGCACGCATAGGGTGAAGCTGCCTAAGAGTGCGCTGATTAGGGAGTTTCGGGATGTGACGTTGTTTGAGGTGGATGGTATGGAGGTGTATTGGTGATAGATGGGTAGATGGGCTAGACGGACTAGAGGGACTAGGGGGGCTAGAGGGCTGGCGCGATGAATGGGGCTAGATGGGCTAGATTGACTAGATGGACTAGAAGGGCTGGCGCGATGGATATTAAAAAAAAGAAAATGCTTTGAATGATGGAGAATGGGCGTGAAAGGGTAGATGCGCTTTACTTGAAGGCTTGGCGGACTAAGATGGTGCAGATTTGGCAGGACCGATTGGACTTGCTTGGGGTGCATGATACGGGGGCTTTGAGACGGAGCGTGAAGGCTGGTGAACTGAACTTGCGCGACGCGGAGGCGGATATGGCTTTTAAGTTTTTGGAGTATGGCATTTATGTGGACTTGGGCGTGGGTAATGGTTATCGGCATGGGAATGGTGGTGACTTGGCGTTTTTGGGCAAGGCGTATAGGGCTGAACATCATTTGGGTAAGGCTCGTGAACGTAAGCCGTGGTTTAACAAGTCGTGGTACATTTCGGTGGAGGTGCTGAAGAATAGGCTTGCTGAGATTTTGGGGGATGACTTTGCGGGGGCATTTGACTCGCTGACGGATAAGGAAAGGGGGTGAAGAACTCCCTTTTTTTGTTCTTTTTGGAGTTAACGGTGTTACTTTTGGGAAAAAGGTTTGGATGATTGGATGTGAATGTTTATATTCGCGGTATGAAATGGGTATTAACGATTTAAAATGAATGGTTATGTTTGAAATTATTGGTACTTTCGTGGTTTTGACGATTCTTTTCTTTGTGACAGGAGGGCATAAGAGAAGAAATGTTGGTAAATATTCAGAAGAAAGACAAAGGAAAAGATTTCGAGAAACGGGTAACAAGCGTTATCTGTATGATCGTGATTATGACTAATTGTTGTTTGTCTTTTTATGAGGCATAGAAATGTGTTACTTTTGGAGAAAATCTAAAAGTAACACATTTTTTTGTATATGAATAGCAATGACATTAAGACCGTGACGCTTGCGATAAACTCGGAGCAAGCGCAGCGCAAACTTGACGAGATTAACAAAAGGCTTGAGGAGGCACGTAAGAAGAAGTTGGAGGCTTTTGATCGTGGCGACGGTAAAGCTTTGCAGGCTTATGCGAAGGAGATTAAGAGTTTGGAGGCTCAAAGCGCACGTTTGCAGAGCCGTGCATCGACGGTGTCCCAGGTTTTGAGCAACTTGGATAAGGCGACTCCGCGCGAACTGAAGGCTACGATTAAGGAGATTAACCGAGAGTTGAACAGCGGAAGTGTGGAGCGTAACTCGGAACAATGGAAGGTGCTGACACGTGGACTGCAGGAAGCGAATGCAGAACTGAAGAAGATTAAAGACGAGCAGAAGACTGCGGAGAAGGATCTTGGAGGGGGCGGACTGAGCAAGAAAATATCTGACTGGGGTACTAATTGGAGTGGCGTGACCGTTATTCTTGATAGTGCCTTGAACAAACTGAGTGCAGCCAAAGAGTTTATGGAGCAGTTCGTGAATGAGTATGCTGAAATGGCTGAGCACGAGTCGGGTGTGGCAAAGTATACGGGGCTTGCTAAGGAGGATGTGGACGCGCTGAATGAAAGCTTTAAGCGTTTGGACACTCGTACACCGCGTGAGAAGTTGAATGATCTTGCTGCGGATGCTGGACGCTTGGGTATTCAGAGCAAGGAGGCCGTGCTTGATTTTGTGGAAGCTGCAGACCAAATAAATGTGGCTCTTGGCGAGGACTTGGGCGAGGACGCTGTGAAGAACATTGGTAAGTTGGCGCAAATGTTTGGTACTGACAAGACGATGGGACTGAAGCAAGCTATGTTGTCGACTGCAAGTGTGATTAACGAGTTGGCACAGAGTTCGAGCGCGAGTGAGGGGTACATTATGGAATTTACGAACCGCTTGGCAGGTGTGGGTAATCAGGCAGGAATGTCGCAAGCACAGTTGATGGGTCTTGCCTCGGTGATGGACCAAAACCAAGTGGCGGTGGAGAAAGGTGCTACGGCATTGCAGAATGTGTTGACGGCACTGTTTAAGGATCCTGCAAAGATGGCAAAGGCTGCAGGTCTTGAGGTGGAGGCATTCACCCAAAAACTTTCGGTGGATGCGAATGGTGCACTGTTGGAGTTTTTGCAAGCACTGAATAGTGCAGGAGGCATGGACAGACTGACGCCTATGCTCGCTGAGATGGGACTAAGCGGTGCTGGTGTGACGCAAACGCTCTCGACGCTTGCAGGAAAGCTGGGCGATGTGAAGGTGGCACAGACTGAGGCAGCAAGAGCCTTTGAGGAGGGCACATCGTGTACGAATGAAGCTGCGCAAGCAAACCATACGGCACAGGCAGAATTGGAGAAGGCACAGAAGAAGGTGAAGGACTTGCGTGTGGAACTTGGGCAAAGATTGTATCCTGTGTTTACGGGTATGAATAATGCTGTGGTGGCTGCTGCTCCTGTTTTGAGAAGTCTTATTAGTTTGCTTGGTGTGGTGGTGAAATTTGTGGGCGAGAATGCGCGTGCGATAGTGACAGCAACGGTGGCTGTGACAGCTTTTACGGCTGTGATGAAATTGCACTTGACGTGGCAAGCCATTTGCAGAGCATGGACGACGGCATGGACTGTTGTGACGAACATTCAGACTGCTGCGACGGTGGCTTTGACGGCTGCACAACATGCGCTGAATGTTGCGATAAAAGCCAATGGTTTTGCTGCACTTGCTTCGCTTATTTTATCGGCTGTGGCTGCGCTTGGTACTTGGCTTTTTATGAGCAATAGTGCGACGGAGGCTGAGGAGAAGAACACGAAGGCTAAGAAGGCGAACGCTTCGGCTATGGACGAACAACGCCGTAAGCAAGAATTGCTGAACGAAGTGAAGAAGGCGCAAGCTGACAGCACGAAGAAGGAGCGTGCACAGATTGAGATGTTGACGGGGATTATTCGTGATAACTCTGCGAGCATTGATGTTAGACGTGCTGCGATTGCTAAGTTGCAACAGATTGTGCCCGGGTATCATGCTTCGATTAGCTCGAGCGGTGTGTTGATTGAGAAGAACACCAAGGCGATTGATAAATATATTGCTCAGCTTGACCGTTTGGCTTTGGCGCAAGCTGTGTTTGAGAAGTTGCAGGAGAATGCGAAAAAGCAGATAGACATTGACAGAGCCATTGATGCTTGGAATAAGGCTATTGCTTATCGTGATAAGCAGATGAAGAAGCCTGGGCATGAGAGTCGCACTGCGGGGCCTGGTATGACCTTGACTTTTCCTGGCGGTAAGAAGGTGAAGAGTAACATTGAAGGTAACTTTACGAGAATTGAAGATGAGCGTATACAAAGAGAAAATAAGCGGAAATATAATTTTTATGTAGAACAAGGAAAGCAGATCCAAAAAGATAATCAATACCTACTTGGCTACTTGAAAAAGCATGGCGCCATGAGCGAATATACTAAAATAGTAGCAAATGGCGGTGTGACTTCGCCATTGGGGAATGTTTCGACGTTTAGCCCCACTGCAGGTGGCAAGGGAACAGGGGGAAGCCATGGTGGTGGAAATGGTGGCAGCCATGGTGAAACGGACTTAATGAAGAAGGAGCGTGAGAAGTTGGAGAAAGAGGCAGAAAAGCAGCGCTTGGTGGCAAAGACGCAGTATGATGCGGGACTTATTGATCATCGTGAATATTCAGCCCAAAAACTGGATATTGACGCGAAGCTTTATGCTGATGAACGCGACCTCTACAACAAAAACTCTGAAGAATGGGTGAAATTTGAGCAAAAACGACTTGACGTGAAGAATGAAACACGCAAGGAGAACCATGCTTGGAGTATCCATGAGTTGGACGTGGAGGAGAAGGAAGAATTGGAGGTTGCTAAGAAGAATTATCTTAACGGCACGGTGACGGAGGAGCAGTATGAGAAGAAGAAAAGCGAGATAAAGCTGAACTACCTGAAGCGTCGTGCTGCGATGAGTAAGCTTTATGGGCAAGAGGAGGCTGCTGCAAAGTATGAGAGCGAATATGACGAGGCGGTAGAGGCTGATGCTTTGCAGAGAAGAAAGGACTTTTGGCAAAAGGTGGAGACGCTGAGAAAGGACTATGAGCAGAAGGGGGCAAAGGAGCGTATGGACATTGAATTGAAGATGTTGGACGCTGTGTATAATGCTACGGACGAGACAGGGAAACGCATTGGCGAGATTACGGATGCGGAGTATGAGCGGTTGAAGAAACTCATTGGATTGAAATACAATGGGCTTGATGGTAGTGCGAATGTTGATGGTACGGGCGAGATTGCTGATGAACGCAGAAAGAAAGCGCAACAGGCATTGAGCGATGCTGGATATGGTAAGGACTCGGGGGCGAAGAGTGTGGATGCTTCGGTGGACTTTGGCTTTACGGGTGTGGCAAAGGCTGCGAATGATATTGCAGACACTCGTAAGGTATATGACAACTTGAAGGAGATGCGCGATAAGGACTTAATTAGTGAGCAGACTTATCATGATGCTTGTAAAGAGTTGGCTAAGAAGCGTTTTGATAATTTTCAGAACATGGCTGCTGCCTCGTTTTCTGCGGTTAATGCTATTATGAGTTCTGCCTCGCAACTGTTCCAAGCGCAACAGGCGGAGGAAGAGGCTAAGGTGACGGCAAAGTATGATGCTGAGATTAAGGCTGCTGGGCAGAACTCTGCGAGGGGTAAGCAGTTGGAGGAACAGAAGCAGAAGGACTTGGCTAAGGTTAAGAATAAGTATAACAAGAAGATGATGGCCGTGGAGATTGCTCAGGCTGTGGCGCAAACTGCGATGAATGCTATTATGGCTTATGGTTCGGTTTTGAAGATTCCGATTGTTGGCCCTGCCTTGGCGGTGGCTGCTGCAGCAGCTGCTACGGCTGCGGGTATGATTCAGATTGCTACGATTAAGAAACAGCATGCTGCGCAGAGTGAGGGCTACTATGAGGGTGGCTTTACGGGTGGTAACAGATGGCGACGCACGGCTGGTGTGGTGCACGAGGGTGAGTTTGTGGCGAACCATGAGGCGGTGAGGAACCCGAATGTGTTGCCTGTGTTGCAGCTGATTGACCATGCGCAACGCACGAACCGCATAGCTAGGCTGACGGCTACGGACGTGAGTAGGGCTATTGCTGCTCCGCTTGCTACGTCGGCTCACACGGCAGCTACGGCGAGTGTGGCTGCTTTGCAGGTGGCTGACGGGGGAGCGAATGGCGCGACGAATGAGGTGTTGACGCGACTGACGGAACAGATAGATCAGGGCATTAAGGCTGTGGTTGTGATTGATGGTCCTGAGGGGTTGGATAGACAATGGAGTAATTATAACAAAATGAAGAGACAATGATAAAATTGATAATAGACGGCAAGGAGGCTGTGATTAAGGCAGGGACGTCGTTTAAGTTGACACGCATGAATCCTTATTTTGAGGATCAGGGGGACTTTACGTTTGAGGTGCAGCTGCCCTTGAATGGGTGTGCAGAGAACTTGGCGATTTTTGGGGCTCTGCATCGGGCAGAGGTGGGGCTTGCTGGTTGGGCTAATAAGGAACTACCCATGCACTTGATAGCTCCCCCCGTGAACGTGGTGGGGGTGGCTAAGGTGATGACGGTATCGGAGGCGGAGGTAAAGGTGCAGCTGCTTGCGGGTAAGAGTGCTGTGAATGATTTTGGTAAGGATGCAGAGGGCAAGGATTTGTATATTGACGAATTGGACTTGGGGCTGAAGTTGGACAATACGAATACTCCCGTGGGGTATCAGGAGCCTTATGATAAGGATCATCTGTTTGTGACGTTCCCTGTGAGGGATGGTAATGGGATGATTGTGAATTATCCTTTGTGGAGTTTTACTTTATGGAGAACTAACTGGAGAAGGGGTAGGTGTAAATATCAAAATTATGCTGTGCAGCCTTATTTGGCTACGGTTATTAATCAGATTTTAAAGAAGTTGGGTTATGCGCAAATATTGAATGTATTCAATCAACCGTGGTTGAAGGATGTTTTTGTGGCTAACAATGTGCAAACGAATAATGTGGACGACATTTTGCCTCATTGGACGGTAGAGGAGTTTTTTACAGAATTGCGAAATGCTTTTGGTGTGTATTTGGAGGTGAAGCGTGGTACAGACGTTTTAGGTCAGAGCAGGAAGTATGTGAACTTGGTGTCGCTAACTTCGCATTATAGTGGCGGTGCTGATGTGGTGTTAGAACAGGTGACGGACGAATTGACCGCAGATATTGATCATGACGAGAGTGCTAAAACTACGAAGGAGGGAAATACTGACTATGAGCATGGAAGCATTTCGGGGATATTGCGATTGCCCGACGAGGTGTGGCAGCATGCAATAATTAAGACATTTAACGATGAGAGTTTGCTGCGCTTGTGGGTAGGGCAAAATATTAAGACTGAGGAAGAAAAGTCTACCTCGAAATGGCTGTTTGTGGACTTGAATTTGAACAGAACGTATGCTTATTTAAAGTCTGCAAAGGATGGTAAGTTTTATTTGGCACAGGTGGATGTATTTCCGCCTTTAATTAGGAATGGTGCCTTTTATAAGGCAGCTACGAATAGAGAGATCAACACGAAGTTGCGCATTGTTCCGCTGCAAATGGCTTATCAAGATTTTAGTTGTGAATATATTCTTAATGCTGACTATGATCCACTTATTAAAATTGAAATTGCTAATAAGCTTAAAGGTATTCCTATTTTGATGAGTTCTGCAGATTCGGTGGTGCCTGATAAGCAGACGTATTCTGTGAATGGCGTTATAAATGGTGATGCAGAATCGACCACGGATGAGACTAAGAAGGCGGATAAATTGTATGTGGCATTTAACCCTAATGTAGCATGGGAGAAGACGGGGGAATATTTTCCGTATAAAGTGCCTCTTGGGATTAATTACTTGCCTACGGAAGATGGCTTTTATTTGCCATTGTCACTGAATACAAATATTCCTCAACCTTTTAGTCTTAGACCATCGTTAAATGAGACAGCGTCTGTGGGCTATAACTTGGAATTTATGCAAAGCATTAAAACTGCTGTGGAACGTCAATTTTTATTTCTTGACGATGTGGATGTGGACCCTACTGCAACGTATGTGATAAAGGGAAAAAGGTATGCTTGCCATAAGATAGAGGTGACGATAGACACGAATGGTGTGCAGCCTTTGAAACGTGGGTATTTTTATGAGATAGAATGATGAAAGGCTCCAGGCTGATGGCTTGGGGCTTTTTTGAAAATTTCTTGACTATTTACAAATTTGTTATTATCTTTGTAGTGTAAATAATAAAAGAAAGGAGGTGTACATGAATGACCAAAGATGAAAGAAAGCTGATGCTTAAGATTTACTCACTAATGCAAATCGTTAGAGAAGAGATTAACGAGTATTATATTGTTGAGGAGAGGAAGCATTAGACAAGTAGTAACAAACAATCAAGCCCCACTAAATACGGGTGGGGCTTATTGTTTAAAAGGTTATTCGTGTACACCCATATATACACACATTATGAAAGAAACAAATGAAAACATGAAGAAGGCTGCTTTGATGAAGCCTGAAACTAAGAATGACGCTGTATGGCTTGCAGGTCTTGAGATTTGCGGATTTATTAACTTTAGTGGTGTGGCTCGAAAATATTTTAACCGCACTGCGCAATGGCTCACACAACGCCTTCATGGTAACGAGGTAAATGGTAAGCCTGCGATGTTTAAACCTGAGGAGGCTAAGACGTTTGCAAATGCTTTACGCGATATGGCTGCACGACTTGTTGCTGCTGCTGATCGCATAGACCAAGCACCTGACTAATTGTAATGGAATGTTGCGCAAATATGCCGATATTTATTTATACCTCCTTTCTTTTACTTTTCAGCTGGGCTGTAACGGCTGCCCGCGCGTGAATGTCGCCTGTGGCTGATGGGCGCAAAAAAGAAGGCTCCAGGCTTGACGGCTGGGGCTTTTTTTGTTTAATAAGAAATTTATTATTATTTTCTTGCTTAATAAGAAATTTATTATTACTTTTGTATTGTCTAACGAAAGGAGGTGTAAATGAATGACTAAGCAAGAAAAGAAGACAGCTGCTCAGGTAATAGTGATGCTCGAAGAGTTGAAACGAATTACTAAAAAGCAAATCGTCAAGGACGAAGCGCAGCGACTAATTGAGAAATTGATTGATTCAATAGAAAATTAACCTCTCACTCCCCACTCTTTGGTAACAGAGTGGGGACAAGTGAGGACTAAATATTTAAGAATATGGAAAAGACTGCATTGGATAAGGCTCGTGCCTTTTTATCTGAGACTAAAGATGGGGCTGTTTGGCTCGCAATGGTTGATATTAACGATTTGGTGAATTATTCGGCTATTGCAAGACAGTATTTTAATAAGTCGGGTAATTGGCTGCTTCAACGATTGCATGGGAATGTTGTGAACGGCAAACCTGCTACTTTTAAGCCTCATGAGGCTCGCTTGCTTTCTGACGCTTTGCGTGATATGTCTGCACGGCTTGCTGCTGCTGCTGATCGCATAGATAAAGCTGAGGGAGGAGAAAAGGCTGAGGATGCTGTGATTGATTAACATGGTGTAAATGCCGTATTTGTAAAAAGATTTTGCTTAGTCATTCTTTCGTTAGACACTTTTTATCAGCTGGGCTGTAACGGCTGCCCGCATGTGAAAGTCGCCTGTGGCTGATGGGCGCAAAAAAAGAAGGCTCCAGGCTTGACGGCTTGGGGCTTTTTTGTCTTTTGTTCTGTGGCTTTTTCCCTGTTATTTTGTGATATTGTTTTATTTATTTTTTTACAATATGGCTCAATCATTACAACGAAAAGGAAAGAAGAGAAAAGAGGCTTTTGAGGACTACGATGGATTTGTAGAGAAATTCAAGCCGAAGAAAACGACCGATGACTGCTATACACCACAGGAGGTGTATGATGTAATTGTGGAATGGCTAACTGAGAAGGGGGCTATAGATGCGAACACTCCTATTGTGAGACCTTTTTGGCCTGGTGGAGATTATGAACACGAGAAATATGATGAAGGGTGCGTTGTGGTGGATAATCCTCCCTTCTCGATATTGTCGAAGATTACGAAATTCTACAGTGAAAGGGGAATTGGGTTCTTCTTATTTGCTCCAGCTTTGACGGCTGCTAGTAGCAATATTTGCGAAGCATTCACTATTATAGTAATTGGTGGAAGTATTAAATACGAAAATGAGGCAAAGGTGGCGACTGCGTTTATTACGAACCTGCCGTTTTGTGCCCAGTATGCGATGATGACAGCTCCTGAATTAGGAGAAAGAATTAAGTGTGTACAAAATATCGGGGGGGGGTAAAATGCCTTCTTATAAATATCCTGATAATGTGATTTCTTCTGCGTGCTAAATGGTTTGGCTAGTGTTGACTTAAAAATACGACGCAAAGAAGCCTTGCGTATAACAACATTAGATGCGCAGCGTGTAAAGAAGAAAACGGTGTATGGTGGGGGATATTTAGTTTCGGACTATGCTGCTGCAAGGTTGAAGGCTGCAAGGTTGAAGGCTGCAAGGTTGAAGGCTGCAAGGGAAAGTGTTGTATGGGAACTTAGCGAGAGAGAACGGACTTTGATTTCGAGACTGAATGATTTTGCTGATGAGGAGTAGTTTTTTTTGAAAAAAATAGTATAAATACTTGCATACTACGAAAATTTGTAGTATCTTTGTAATGTCTTTAAGAGGTAACAAGATATGAAACGTAAAACATTAAAAGTAACAGTTTCCGAAGAAGAGTACGAACTGTTAGAAGCAATTAGGAACTACAACAAGAGTTTTCCCGATGGTTATCCGCAACTTAGATGGTATGCACAGGAGTTACTTGATAACATGCTTCGCCAACCTTATTAAAACAACAAGCCCCGCTCATCGCGGGTGGGGCTTTTATATATAAAATATGGAAGATAAAAAAGTATTTACAGAAATGAAGGAACGCTGCAAGGATATTCTAATGAGTGTTTCATGGTTAGACTTTAGTAATCGTTATTTTAAGCGTTCTTCTTCATGGTTCTACCACAAGATGGATGGAATAGATGGTAATGGCGGTGTCGGTGGGTTTACGCCTGAAGAGAAGGAACACTTTCGTGCTTCTCTTTTAGATTTGGCTAAACGAATACGCGAAACTGCCGAAAAAATATAATTCAGCCAACTTGTTACATCTTTAAGACACGGGGGTGTCTGTGGCTGACGGACACACCTTTTCTGAGTCTCTTGCAAGTTTTTGGACATGCGAGAGACTTTTTTATGCTTATAATTGCTTGATTTTCAACTCCAAACAACTATATGCCTAAAGGATAGGTGGAAATGGATTTTGTGAGATATTTATGAGTAACTTTTTTGGAAGGGTTTGAATGTGTTGATTATCAAGAAGTTAGATGTTGTTGCAAGATTGGCTTTGGGAGCAGGGGGTCGTGGGTTCGAATCCCGTCGCCCCGACAAACATTGAAAACCACTGATTTACAAGCATTTAGCAAGTTAATCAGTGGTTTTCTTTTTGCTTTATACGCAAAAATCACTGCCAAATATTGCCACATTTTGCCAATAAATGACTATTTTTACCACAAAATCCGTGAGGAATCCGTGAGATTATGGTAACAATATCAGCGTACTTAGATAACAGAAAGAAATCGAAGACGGAAATGTATAGAATCCGCATTTGCGTTCGTTCAAAAAACACAGCAGGTTACATTCCAACAAATATCCTCATCAAGGAGAAGAATCGGCATGAGGGAAGAATCGTTGGGACAACACAAGACAAGCAGCTAAACAAGTTGCTTGACCTTACCCTTTCATCTCTTAAACTGAAGTTAGCTTCAATCGGTGCAACGCACGATATTAAGATGATGACGGGCAAGGCCAAATTCCTCAGAAAAGAAAAAGAAGGTTCAGGATAAAACACTTGTGGCTGTTTATTGGTCTAAATTTATAGATAGAAAGGATAAGCCTAAAACAGCCGAGGTTTATAAAACTACGTTATCCATGCTTGGAAAATATTGTGATTTGGATAATCTGCGTTTCGCTGATATTACCTACACATGGCTACGAGATTTGGAAGCGTGGATGGAGCAGCGTGGTAATGCAGTTAATACACGTTCCATACACTTGCGCAACCTAAGAGCAGTCTACAATGAAGCTATTCGCGAAGGTTTAATCAGTCAAGAAAACTACCCATTTCGTCAGTTCAGGATAAAGACAGAACAAACGGCAAAACGCTCTCTGAATGTTGACGAGTTGCGTAAGCTTCGGGATTATTCAGGCGAAGCACACATTCGTAAATATATAGACGTGTTCTTCATATCGTTCTACCTTGCAGGTATTAACATGATAGACCTTTTGCAGTTGCCCAAACTTGAAGGTGGGCGCATAGAATATAGACGCAGCAAAACGGGCATATTATGTCAGCTAAATGTGCCACAAGAAGCATTGCAGTTAATAAAGAAATATGAAGGTAAAGAACGTATGTTGTGCTTTGGCGAAGAATACAAGAATCACAAAGACTTCTTACACCGCATGAACGAAAACTTGCAGAAGGTCGGCATAATGTTCTACGAATACAAGCAGGCGAAGAACGGGGCAATACATAAGTCAAAGCATTACATTCCCGACTTTCCAGAAATAACGAGCTATTGGGCACGTCATACATGGGCAACTATCGCAGCGGATATAGACATTCCCGATGCAGTTATAGATATGGCACTTGGGCATAAATCGCCTTACCCTATGACTGATATATATATAAGGCGCAATCAAAAGAAGGTTGATGAAGCAGTAATGGCTGTGATTGAGTATGTAAATTCGGATAGATAAAAATAACGGGTAATATGATTGTGCTCACACTTTCATATTACCCGATATTTTTATTCAGATAGTTCATCTTTCCAATTCATAAAGTCTTCATGCAGTTTTGCACCGAACTTATCAGAAGAATAGGATTCGTAGAACAATTCAGGTATCGTATTGATTACAATCTTCATGACACCAGTGTCAAGATTCTTTATTTGCTCATCGCTAACTGGAAGCATTACGTAGTGCGTACCAGCTTCTTTACTACCATATTTACCACCTTTAAGATAGGCTTGTTGCATTGTTGTTTTGTAAGAGCAATCAGCACCTGATAGTCTTAGAATAGAACCATCGAAGAGTTGAATCTTGATTATTGGGCTTTCTACAAGTCTTTTCTCGTCATTGTCAGAGAATGAAAGGATAAGAAATTTGTTGCCCTCAAAGCACCATGCCGATAAACTTGCATTCTTGCCTATGTTGTAATAGTTCACTTTGTTCTGTGCGAACGAACACAAGGCAAGCAAAAGCATTGCAGATAATAAAAAAAACTTTCTCATAATGTTGTTTGTTATTGATTGATGTTGATTATAAATCGCTTAACCATTTCTTGCCACTCTTTGTAAAGAGCCACAAGTAAAATCCTATTGCAATGATTGCTGATAGAATGAAACCAAATGCCATGTATTCCATATTATAGAGCAAATCGCCCAATGCCACTAAGTCCTATTTCTGTTTTTATGCCAATAGCACGGCATATACGCGAGATAGTGCTAAGTGAGCAATCTTTGCCATTTTCTACACGTGAGATTGCAGTACGACCAATTCCAGAGCGTTCGCTGAGTTGTTGTTGGGTTAATTGTTTCTTTAATCGTGCTTCCTTGATAGCTTCACCCATAAGAAATGCGTTTAAATCTGTTTCGTATTGGTCACGTTTCGGAGAGCCTTTCTTACCGATGTACTTATCTTTGATATTTTCTAATGTATACAATTCCATAGTTTAATGTTTTGAGTTAAAATATTCTTTTCTTATTTCTATTGCTTTTTGAATTTCTTGTTTTGGTGTTTTCTGAGTTTTCTTTTGAAATCCGTTGGCTGCTATTACTAAAGCTGATTTTTCTGTGTCCCAAAAAGACAGCAATCTATAACATACGCCATTATACAAAGTGCGAAATTCCCAAATGTCTGTTCCATCAAGTTTTTTGAATAGGTTTTTGTCTGCATATCCATTGGAACATTTGTCAAGATTGTAAATAATTTTGTCTCGTGCTTTCTCTGATAGGGATGAAAGAAATTCATCAGCGTATTTTGTGATTATAATCTCAAATTTGTTCATACTGTTTTTCTGATAGAGTAAATCTAAATGCCAACGCTTTCATAAGCGATTTAAATCAAGATTCTATTGGCAAAGTTACTCATATTATTTAATCTCCACTCTTAATAGAGTATATAACACGATACAAACGTATAACATCATCTTTAGGTATTGACTGATTCCTGAATACGCTGTTCTCGTTAATACATTTACATTCGTAAGAATCTCCGTTGTCATAGACCCTTCTGAATAGAAAGCCAAAACTCTTTGTGTCTATCACCATCGCAGAACCTTGTATTATATGTGCGTCAACGGGCATGTGCATAAGTGCAAGAATATCTCCTTTATCGTAAGTAGGGAACATTGCATCTTGTCTAACCTGATAATAGAAGTCGAAATCATCGTATTGTGGGAATGCAAGAATGTGCTGTAGTTTTACACCATCTCCCTTCACTATCTTATAGACATCTGTATTAGGTCTTGATGCCAGTAGCTTGTTAACTATCGGTCTCAGGATAACCGAATGAGCATTATCTTCAAAATTTGTTTCCTGCGTGGGTGGTGTTATGGTAATGTTATTATTTCCACTCGCATTATCTCCGTATGAGTTATTGCTTGCTACAGTTGTAGTTCCTTGCGGTTGGGCAAGCATTTCGCCTTTGCCGTCTAATAACCAAGATATATTAAAAATATTATCGAATGTTGTGTTTAGACGGAAAAAGAACCCATCTGTAAGGAATCCATCAATACCACGCATAGCATTAGATATATTCGGAGCTGATGTATTCATTTTATTCGCTAAATCCTTTTGTTTGCTGATATATCCGTTATATCTAAGGTATTCAAAGACTTCTCGGAATCTATCTTTTCTTGTTGTTTTTTCTGTTGCCATATTATTAAAATATATTAAAGTTATAATTTTCTTATATTTTTATTTTGTTGCTATATATTTATGTTATATCTTTGCAACGCATTTAAGAAATAAAATGCGTAAAAGCATAAGTAAGATAGTTGCAAAGTTATAAATAAAATTAGTAACAACAAAATAAAACAGCAAAACAAAATGGTAGTACTTGAAATCCAGTGGAACAAGGAAGACGTTAAGCCTTCCATCGAAAAGTTCGAAACGTACGAACGTGCATGGAAAGAATTTGAATATCAATGTGATAAACGCTTTCCATTCGGCATTAGCCCTATCGGGGTTAAGATTTACAAACAAGGAACATCAATCTAAAGGTAATGTGGGGCTAACCACCCAACGCTATAAAAATTAAAAGCATTGCCCATGAGGTATACAGCGGTATATCTTGCTTCGAAGCGCACAAGCAGGTTTAGGAGGTTATAGGGCTGACAGCTCGGAAAGACGAGCACTGGCAAGTATAGCAGGTTATTTAAAAAAGAAAATGGTTTGAATGATGGAGAATGGGCGTGAAAGGGCAGATGCGCTTTACTTGAAGGCTTGGCGGACTAAGATGGTGCAGATTTGGCAGGACCGATTGGACTTGCTTGGGGTGCATGATACGGGGGCTTTGAGACGGAGCGTGAAGGCTGGTGAACTGAACTTGCGCGACGCGGAGGCGGATATGGCTTTTAAGTTTTTGGAGTATGGCATTTATGTGGACTTGGGCGTGGGTAATGGTTATCGGCATGGGAATGGTGGTGACTTGGCGTTTTTGGGCAAGGCGTATAGGGCTGAACATCATTTGGGTAAGGCTCGTGAACGTAAGCCGTGGTTTAACAAGTCGTGGTACATTTCGGTGGAGGTGCTAAAGAATAGACTTGCTGAGATTTTGGGTGATGACTTTGCGGGGGCGTTTGACTCGCTGACGGATAAGGAAAGGGGGTGAAGAACTCCCTTTTTTGGGTCTTTTTTGGTCTTTTGGGAGTTAACGGTGTTACTTTTGGGATAAAGGTTTGGATGATTGGATGGGAAGGAGTATATTTGCGGTAGGAAACTTAAAATGAATGATTGTGCTGAACTGATTGGTTGAATGTTGAACTAATATTAAATTATATGATATGGATGGTATAGATATTGCTTTTATAGTGTTTGCTGTGGTTTGTTGCTTGTTTTTTATGTTTCTCGCTTGGAATAGTCCTTCTGCAGAAACGAAAGAACAAAAGAAGCCTAAGGCTCCACAACAAACATTGACGCCTGCTGAACGCGAAATGCAAGAACAGACGAAGTTGTTGCGAAGACTTTATTGGCTAACTTTTTGGAATAGTTTAAAAAAGAAATAGCGCTTGCTTTGTCTTTTTATGAGGCATAGGTTATGTTTGAACTGATTGGTATTATAATATTTCTTATTATTGCAAACCATTATGGTAAAAAGATTCCTAAAACAGGTAAATATTCAGAAGAAAGACAATATAAAAGGTATCTTGAGACAGGGGATAAACGCTATTTATGGGACCTTAATTTAGACTGATTGTTGTTTGTCTTTTTATGGGGCAAAGGTTATGTTTGAACTGATTGGTTGAATGTAAAACCAATATTAAATTATATGATATGGATGGTATAGATATTGCTTTTATAGTGTTTGCTGTGGTTTGTTGCTTGTTTTTTATGTTTCTCGCTTGGAATAGTCCTTCTGCAGAAACGAAAGAACAAAAGAAGCCTAAGGCTCCACAACAAACATTGACGCCTGCTGAACGCGAAATGCAAGAACAGACGAAG